AAAGCTGTAGAAAAATAAACCTCTTTAAGTCCTCCTATCGAGTCTTTGCAAGGTTCTACTCTTCCTTTAGTTAGTGGGCATGCCATAATTTTTAAATTTTAAATAAAAAAGGTAGGCAGGAAATACCTTACCTACCCTTTTCTATGTTAGACTATTTATTAAGCTAGAGTTTGTAGTACAAGGTCTGCTCCGATGCCATATTGAACACCTGCAGTATATCGCATTACTACTCGAACATTTTGTGAACCATCAAGGTCAGCCATATCGATAACTTTAACTTCATTTTGGTCAGACAATAAGCCAGTACCAAAGTAAATGTTAGAAGCTTCTCCAGCTACGATGTGGTCAGCAGGCATTCCTGGTGCGTGTTGGATTTTGATACCTTCAAAAGAAAGTGCATTACCCATATTGTACCATTGTGCTCCTTTAGCATCTGTACCAGCAGCTCCTTGTCCTGAGGCAGCAAAACCACCAAGTGAACGAACATAAGCTTGTAAAGCTACAGTAGGTACATAGATTGTTAAATCTTCTTTTCCATATACGGAAGAAGGAATAGCATCAACTACGTTTCCAAGTAGACTTACAATGTTTGCAGACGTATAAGATGTTTCAGCTCCGTTTGCAGCGTCGTTTACATCAGCATCAGCAGCCATAAGTACTGTAAGGCCATCGAATTCACCAGCAGTTGCGTTAACACCAGCCCAAATTGTTTGCTCTGTTTTTTCAGCTACTTTAGCAGCTACGTGACCAATTAAAAAGTCAGCAAAAGATGGAGGTAGGTTGTCAAATGCAGAGTACCCCATTTCTACGGCTTCCCAATCGCTTCTGAAGTCTTTTTTGCAAAGCTGCAGGTTAACTTGGAATTCCTCAGGTTGAAGGATACGCTCTGTTAGTGTAAGTGTAGATGTAGGGTCAAAATCACAAGTACCATCTTTTACGATAGCATCTGTAGAAATTTTCTTTACTACTTCTTTAAATTTAACATTTGGTTTGATGGTGATTGCACCTTCAGCCAAAGTTTTTCCGCTCAATAGAGCCGCAGAGATATATTTACCTGCAAACTCCCCAGCGTAGGTAGTTGTAATAGATGTGGTTGTTGCCATTATTTATTATTTATTTATGTTGTTAAATACTCTATCTAATGTAGAGTGGGGTCGTTTTTGTGAAAGTAAGTTTAATTTTGTTTCAACTTTGCTTTCTGGTGAATGATTAACTCTCTGAACTGGCTCTTCACTTAGTTCAGTCTTTTCTTGAGCGGCAAGTGTCTCGGTAAACGCGTTACCAATATCGTCAGCACTCATTTCCTCTTTTGGTTCAATCATTGATTTTATTTCTTCAATCATTGAAACAACTTCGGCTAATTCTTCTTTAGTGACATATTCTGCCTCTACTTTTTCTTCTTCTTCCGCTTCAACTTCTTCTTCAGCAGCTTCTTCTGCTTCATCCTCTGCTTCGGCAGACTTAATCTCAGCAATAATACCTTCTTCGGTTACTACTAAAACATTTCCGTCTTCGAGTTCGTATTCGCCTACTGGCAAAGCTACTCGCTCATCTTCAGTTACAATAAATACTTCCGCGCCAGCTTCAAAAGCTTCTGCTTCTAATATTGTTCCGTTTTCAAGGGTCATTTGAGCAAGCTCAACTTTTTCCGCTTCAACTTCCATTCCTAGAAGTTCTTTTACTTGTGTTAACATATCATTCGCTTTCATTATATTATTTTATACTTTTATAAGCTTGATTAAGCTTGTCTATGCCTTTATTCAAACGATTTACAGTGTTAATAGAATCATCATATTTAGGAAAAACATCTCTAGGACTCATACCTAATTCTTTTGCTGCTCTTTCAACTTTTGACAATTGGGTTAAAACACCATCTATAATAGCGCGACTGGCTTTAATATCAAAACTAATTTCTGATTGTAATTCTGTATTGAGTTTAGTAGCTCTTTCAAAGTCTTGTTTAGCTTTTTCAAATCTATCATTTGCTTTTTCAACCCCCTTATCGACCATTTGAATTTTTCTAATTGTACTTTCAGCATCGTTAACCAATGAGTTTAACGCACTTTCAATACTTAAATCTACTTTTTCAGTAGATAGTTCTACTTTATCTTCTTTAAACTTGTCAAAGATTTTATTTACTGCTGGATTCATAATAATATAATAGTTTATTTTTTATTTGTTACATTTTCATATTTTACCAATACCTTGAGCTGAGTAATCTCCGGTGCAACATTTACGTGAATAAGTTTGACCGTCTTTACATAAACAAGCACGTTTGCCTGTGTTAGGACTTGAATAAAATCTTTTAAATCTGTCGTATACTTTTCTCATTTTCCTTGGCCTCTATATTTTTGTTTATAACCTGATTGACCTTTACTAGCATTCTTACTATGTACACCTGGTCTTTTAGACGTACTTGAACGTGTAAAGTTATTTATTATTTTTTTTGCCATTACTTTTGTGGTACACAATTAGGTACTTTTCTACCGTTTTTCATTTTAAACCCAATCATCTCATAGCCTTCGTAGCAAGGTTCCTTTAAATCAAGTACACCAAGTTCTTTTAGTTTACTTTCTGCCCAACGTTTACCGGCTTTGCCTCCCCATAATAAATAAGAGATAGTACCACAAGCTTTAGTATCGCCTTCGTCGTAATATGTTTCAGCTCTAGATAAATAAGAATGCATACGTTTTATAGTTTGTACGCTTATTGGTTTGCCTTGTGCTAATTGTTGTGCTCTTACCTTACCGACTTGTGTAGCACATTTATTGTCTACCTTCTCGTTTAATTCAAGGCCTCTCTTGGCATTGTTTTTTACACCGGATGGATAATCACTATAAGACTCCAATTCCATCGTCTGGCCTTTCTTATATCGCTTGTCTTTTTTAATAATACCTTTAATAGTAGAAAGTAAATGCTCTGCCTCTTCGTTTTCTATTTGAGCAAGCTCGTCTTTTATTGCTTGGTCGTTTGGTTGTTCTAATTTATCAGCAAAATAACCTTCGATAGAAAATCCTTTGACTTTGCCAGCTTTTACTTCTTGCCAAACTTGGTCATTATTAACTTTAACACTTACCATCCAGGTTCCTACGGGTACATCTAAGTCATACTTTCTAGACTTGTCTTGTATATCATCTTCTACTAACCAAGACTCCACCACGGCCATTCCTTCTAGTTTTATTTGGTGTTCAAACGTAGAATTGTTTTGCTTACCACGCATTAAAAATAATTCGCTAGCTTTCTTTACTGTTTTCTTAGAAAAATAAATATAGTACTCTTTATCTTCACTTTTTCTATAAATAGGTTTGTTTGGTATAAGTGCTGGTCCCATTAAGATACGCTTTTCAGCATCTACTTCAGCTAACTTAAATTCTTGATTTTTTAAAGCAACAAAGTCTGACTCAATAGCTGGGTTTTCTACGACAGATATCGCATCAATCCCAGACATGTTATTTTCCTCGTCTATAAAAAGTTCTATAATATCCATATACTAATAATAATAATTTTTATGTTTTGTTATATACTTGCTCCTTCTACTATATTACGTTCTAAGCTTTGGGCAGATGTTACATCTCCAGAAGTTACATAAGTTTTTATTGGTCTTTGATTTGCACCTGCTATTGTCTCAGCTAATTGGTTTTCTCCACTTGCTCCCACTATATTAAATGCAGGTGGTGCACTTGCTGCTGTAGTTGGTGCTGATAATGTTGGTGTTGCTCCTCCTCCTGCTCCAGCTTGAGAAGCGGCTGACTTAGTCGCCCCAATAGCTGATTTTACCGACGATATAATACCGGCTCCTGTTGCTATAGCTGATACTATAAAAGGTATATTCCATGGTGGAGGTGCTGAGTTAGCTGCTTTACCAACCGAACCCGCTACTTCAACACCAGCTTGAGCACCAGTAGTTGCAGCATCTGATAAAGCCTTTTTTGCATTTGCTATTTGTGACTTAGCATTAAGTATAAACTCTTGCGCTACTAAAAATTGTTTTGCTAATAACGCTGCTTTACCTAAAGCTGTTTCTTTTCCTACTAAATTAGATATTGTATCTACTGTTTGTTTCTTAGAGTCTCTTTTCTTTTGCTCTAAAGCAGCTAATAATTCAGCTTCCTCAATAGCTTTTTCCTTAGCCTCTTCTGCTTTTTCAGCAGCCTCTTCCTCGCCTTCTTTTATCTCCTCTTCTCTTTCTCGTTCTAAAGCAATTCTATTTGATATTTGTTCTGACCTAAAACCTTCTATTTGTGCTAATACAGCTTCTTTTTCTTGCTGTGCTTCTAGTAAAGCAATATAGTTTTCTTGTGAAGCATTCTTGTCATACTGTGCTTGAGCTGCATCTATCTGTACTTGTACTTGTGCAAGCATTGCTTCGGTTTGCTCGTCTAATACAGCTTTTAATTCATCGTTAGCTTTTATACGGTCTTCTATGTTCTTAGTGTCATCATCTCTTATTTGTCGTAATTGTTCCGCTTGTCTATCGTAAGTCTCAATTAAACCTTGTTGTTTTACTCTTGCAATCTCAGCAGACTTACCTAATTCTACATTTGTTTTAGCAGACTCAATAGCGGCTTTTATACTTATTTTAGATGTATTTTCAGCAACTGTATTTGCTATAGCCCCAACTTCAGAAACGGCCTCAGAAAAGTTAGTGACAATAGATTTACCAGCTTCGGCAGCATCTTTACCTGTTTCAAATACCGCGGCTTTAGTTTCTAGTATACCTAATTGTAATTCAGCTATTTTATCAGCATCTTTACCTCCAAAAAAAGATTGTTCCCAAGCTAGCTGCGCTTGTTGTAGTCCCATTTTTATACCTAAGAAAGCTAGTTTTAAAGGGGTAATAACTATAGTCAATACACCTTGTAATACTTGTCCTAAAGCATCAAAGTTTTCTTTAGCGCTAGAAACACTTTGGTATGTATCAACAATAACACCAACAAATTGATTAAATACAAGTGATATTGCTTCCATGGCCGTAGCAAATGTATCTGCAACCTTTTGGTTTTGCATAAATACATCTTTTAGCATATTAAAAGCGGATACAACAATACCAAGCCCTAATGCGCCTTTAAATAATTTGCTTATACCGCTTAATACTTTAAAAGATTTTTTGCCTTCTTTAGACACATCTTTTAAGTTCTCATTTATATCTTTTGTACCTTCAGTGACTTTCTTATTAAGCTCAATTATCTCTTCTTTTAAAGCCTCAATTTCTTTTACGGCCTTATCAGTTTTTGCTTCTAATTCTATTGTCTTTTTGACCATTGTATCTCTTTTTTAAATTTTTCATAAGCTTCTTTTATAGACTCTGGGTTTTTGTATTTACCTTTTGCTATTTGTACAAGCTCGTTATTTGAGTCTGTTAATTCCAATCCTTTTAATATACTTTCTATCATAGCTTATTTAATAATTCAAGTTCGCTTTTTCCTGTTAGTAGGTTGGTACTTATACTATTTATCCTGTATTCATTTCCTGCTACTACAAAAGTATCTCCTAAGTTGTAATTAAGTAATATACGCATAGGTAAATAGGCTTTTAATTTTGTAAGTCTTTGTTTAGGATTAAACACACTTGTTATATAATTAGAGTAATAAACACTATATAAAGTGTCCTCAAAGTTTGTGTTACCAGTCCATTCACTAGCTTCCCTATTAAAATTAAATTGATACTTATTCAATGCAGAACCGCTTAAACTCGTTGTGTTAGATGGTAAGTTAGCTGAGTTTACTTCTATGTGGCTTGTGGCAACGTCATTTTCATCAACAACATCCACAAAAGATATACCACCGTGTGAAGCTGAAAAACCAAGAGTAATTGGGTAAAATAAAAGGGGACTTCCTAAATAAGCATTTTGGCTTTTGTCTACGTTATAACCCCACTGTATGTTTTTTTGTGCTCCATTATCTGCATCATTTAATCTTTCGTATAGTAAGTGTCCAAATGGCAACTCTATTCTGTACAACCTACCTGATAATTCTGTTTCTCCTGCGCTATAAGATATTTTACTCCAATCTCGGTTATTTATCTCCCCAAACTTATTAGCTAAAAACGTCTTAGTGTCTTTAAATTTAAACTCAATTTCTTTAAATGGTAGTGCAACATCCACCTTACTACTATTAACATCTACAAATTCCGTTATGTCGTATGTATCTGTGCCTATATAAAAATCATCTAATGGCTTCACTTGTATAACACCATTCTCTACAAAAGCAGTGAGATTAAACGTCTTAAATATACCAGTAAGAAAGTCTATTATTTTAATGTCAGGCATTTGCTTAGAAACATTAAATACAAACGTTGCATCGGTTGTGAAACTTCCAGTACTGTAAAAAGCAGTTTGAGGTATAAAGGCTGGGGGTTCTCTGTACTCAACAGACCAAGAAATGCTTGAAAATATTATTGCTGAGTCTGCTGTTATAGAAACAGTATAGCTACCATCTCCATAGGCAAAATCTCCTGACAATCCATCAACAAGTATTGAACCAACAATGTCAGTTTCTACATATACGCTTTGACCATCTTTAAATATTTCCAACTTGTAAGGAGCTGTACTTAAAGTATTCAAAGACAATGTAAAGCTAGTATAATATTGTAAAGCTACACCTGCAACAACGTTTAGGGTAGTATTAGTTATACTAAAACCTTTGACTGGCCCTAATGTTGGTGTCCATCCGTCTACTTCTGTTGTAAATGATGATATATTACCTGATAAATCTTCTACAAACCCTGACTTTCTATGTAGCCATAAAAACAATCTATTAAACTCATCTATATTTGTATTCTTAAAAAAGTCGCTAGAAAAAGAAAGACCTAAGTCTGTTTCTATTTGTTCTATAATCTTGTTTACTCTTATAGCGTATTTTAATTGGTTCCACTTTACTCCGTGTAGGTTATTGCCTTGCCCTGAATGGTAGTATAAATTACCGTCATTGCTTATATGCTCTGCGCTATCGTAGAATAATCTTTGTGAGTGTGTAATTAATGGAGCAACAATATCATTACTCAGATAACTAGCTGTTAATCTATCCTCAACCGTTGCAGCATCATAATCTAAGTTATAGGCTGAGAAATCAAGGTCTGATAATTTTTTTTCTCCTAGTTTGTCTTTTAAATCTACAATATCTCCAAAGAACGTAATGCGATATGTATGTGCTTTGTTGTTTTTTAAGTCTACACCCTCTAGTTTTATTTTACCACTTCTAAATGGTAGATTGTTTAATTCTATTGTAGCTGTTACTTTCTTACGTGCGTCAAAGCCATTTATAATATCAAAGTTGTAATAGTGTTTAAACAGTTTATTGTTATCCTTGGATGCAGGGACACTAAACGACTGAGTGAATGAAGTAAACACTTTTTCAATGTCTTTTACATTTTGTATGCTATCAGTAATTGTAACACTTTCGTCTTTAAACAATTCTACTCTTTGCCCCGCTATGTATAGCTGTATTATCATCTAACTGTATTAATTTTATCAAATGCATAATCAAAGTCTACTGTATATTGTACAAGTCTATCGTTAAGGCTTGTTTTATATGTTACACTTTGTGTCTTAGGTATTACCGCCAATACTGTTTCTAAGTTGTTGCTATCGGGTGCAGGGTCTAATAGTTTAGTTAACCATACTTGCTCTGATAACATTAGTTGTTTAATTACCTCGTTATATTGCTCGTTTAAATAGTTTGTATTTAATGTGATACTTTCTTTACCTAACTTATTATACTGAGCTACTTGTGGCTTATAACTATCGTATGTTAATGTATCAAAGTTTACTACATTAGCTTTATATGTTTCTCCGCTAGTTGATATACTTTCTGTAGATTTTAAACTAAAATAAAGGTCTTGTAATGCTCCAAACTTATTTACAAATGTTATTTTATAAGGGTTGTATCTTGTACATGGCTCTGTATTGACTCTAATCACCTCAGTTCCATTATCTGAATTAATATATAGTTCATCTACTAAACCTATATCAACAGCGTTTAAAAAGGCTTGTAATAGACTGTTATCCTCAAATACACCGCCATCTGCTAGTACTCGTTCTTTGTATGCGTCTGTATTATCGCTACCTAATACTGATATATATTCTATTTGACCATTAGTATTGTTTACATCTACCCCTGTTGATGGTATTGGTTGTACTCGCTTTACTTCTCCTTTATATAAAAAAGATACACTATCTGTATCTTCTGTAAATATTGGTACTCTTAAATTATAATCGTTTAATCTAAATATAGTATTGTTACTTTGTAAATACGTTCTACTTAGCTCTGGGTTAATATTATCTTCAAAATAACCATAACCATCAAAAGCAATATAATCTATCTCTGTAGGGTTTTCTGTACCACCTGTTGTTGTTATGGTAAAGTCTGGTCTAACCCAAACTGTTTGGCTATCATATTCTCCATCAAACTCAATGTATAAATAATCTCTAATAAGCTCAGCTATTTCAAATACAACATAGTTGTTGCTTGATATTGGTGTTTTAGTTATTGTATACCTTAATTCACTAGATGTAGGTGGTGTTAGTTTAGTACCAGTGTAAATATATAACTGCATCTGTACGCTAGTTATTGTATTTGCTGATGGTGTTACTTTTAAATAATACGGACTTCTTACATTTATCTTAGTTGCCATTATAACATATTTTTAATATCGTCTCCAAAAGCTGCTGCTAAATCTTCTGGTAATCTTTTAATTGCTCTTTCAAAAGGTTTTGTAAAAAACAAACTTGGTTTTATTCCTTTTTCGAATATACTTCTAGAAATTAAAAAACCTATAGTATTATAACTACCTTTCTTAAATCTTCCTTGTTCGTCTCTTAATCTTATATTTTTTTTCTTAGCCCATCTTGCCAAAGGTCCAATAGGTGGTTTTTTGTTTGTATAGTTAAAAGGTGTATCGTATTTCTTTTTCTTACCACTAACACCCTTATCCTGAAACATACCGTAGTCTTCCATTTCAAAGTAAAGTCTAAAGCCAGCAGGAGACTCATCAAGAAAACCTTGTAACGAATTATAAAGTTTTTTATCAACATTCTTTTTCCCTTTAGTAAGGTTAGTACGAGCTTGTTGTATAACATACTTCTTAAAATCATCTAAAGCTTCTTTAGTTCTATTTAGCATATCGTCATATCATTTTGAATAACTACATCAAAAGTACCAGTCCAACCAGCTAACTTGTTTTCAAATCTATCTACGAATGGTTCACAATTCATATCACCTTGTAGTTGATATTTGTCTACATACAAATCACCTCTTTTTAGAACAGTAGCAATTCTAGTCAATATAGCTAATTGAGTGTTTAATACGTCTTGCTCATTATCGTTACCTACAAATATGTTTGTTGTTTCATCGTTAGATACATCTACAATATCCATAGCCAATATAGACATGTTAAATGTCAATGTTTTTTCTTGTACTGTTACATTGTTCACCATTACGTGAGACAACGGATATATGTTTTGTTTATTTAAATCAACATCGTCAATACCTCCAAAAGACACAGTATTAACAAATGGCTCAGCTGCTAATTTATTTTTTATCTTTTCGGTAACACTATAAAATCCTTTCATCGTTTCATTTTTGATTTTATTCTCTTAGACTCAATTTCGTTTTTTTCTTTTGTAAAAGCTAAGAACATTAAACATTTATGAAAGTTTGTATTTTCAACCTGCTCAAATTCTTTAAGGCTTCCTCCAGCAATTGCCCATATTGATTGATACCATCCCCATTTTCTACCGAAGTTAGATGTTTCGCTATAGTCTTGTTCCCCTCCATTTTCAAATAATTCAGGGTAGTTCTTAATAATTCGCTGCTTAAATTGTAAAAAAAAACAATTGAGCTTAAGGCAACATCCAAAGGCATTTGAGTCATATCATACTTTTCGTCTTCATAGTCTACTATATTGTATGAGTCTCCTTTAGTATCTGTTATTGGTCTATAGAGTACTTCCATTGCTTTATGCATATTTTTCCAATCAGCAAAATAAGTATCTAATGTGACATATTCGCCAAATGTAATATCATCAAGCTTTGGTACAAAACCGAACTCTAAGCCATCCATTTTAAATTTATGTATTAACTTACTGTCTTTGCTAAATAGCTCATTAAAGTGCTCTATAATGTTTATTAGGTCTGTATATCTAATGTTTGCAATGTCTTTTAAGTCTATCTTGCAAAATATCTCAACCATCTTTTGTTGTATAAACAAGTCTTGCTCTTTGTCTTTAGCAATTGCCAAAAACTTTTGGTATTGACCTAATGTTATTTCACTTAAGGAGTCTGGTACAAAAATATCAATCTTCATATTTATATAATAAAGATTTGAGTATACTGTATAAAGAGAAAAGGTGACCGAAGCCACCTAATCAAACAAATCAAAACAAACTATGAAAATCTATCCTCTTCTATATATCTGGATATAAAGTTCTAAAATGGCATCCTTTAATTGTTTTTGAGTATACCATTGCTTACCAAGTCTTTTAACACCTTGATTATTTAATTCTATCCTACACCAATTCTTACCGTACTTAGAACCGTCTGAATATATCTTGTTTGGTATTGGTACTGCATATATTGTTATATCTCTTTTGTTACACCAACGCATGGCTTTGAAGCCGAAGGTATTGTCTAAGAATTTTTTCGTATCTTTTATCTTCTTCTGTATAGACTTTGATGTTGCCATTATTGTTTACTGTTATAAGTCCAGTGTTTAATAGCTTTATCTTGCCTTGTTTCAAAGTGTTTAATAAATTCATCTTGTTCTTTTATTAGTTGCCTTAATGTTTCTACTTGTTGTTGTAGTGCTTCTGCAAATCTCATAATCCTATCCATTTATCAGCGTGTGCCATTAGTTGTAAGAAAGCAAAGGTTAATACAAATGCTCCTAAGTATATTATTGTGTCAAATATAATGTTTTCTATTCTACGCTTCATAATGTTTATTTAGGTAATCTTTCTATAGCTGATGCGTGTATTCCCTTGTTGGCTAATACGTCTTTAGCTGTTTGAACGCTGTATACGTTTTTAAGTACAATGTTTATCGTTACCCTACCTTCTTTGTTAGGTACAAATCCTGCTTGTGGGTTAAAGGTTACTGCAAATGTATTTTTAAATAATTCCATGATGTTTGTTTAAAGGGGGATTGCTCCCCCTGTTTGTTTTTAGTTATTTATAAAAGTGCCTTTTTTCCATTCGTGGTCTATAAATTGACCCTCTAAAGACATTGTTAAATCTCCATCTTTTGTTAGGTAAAACTGTGCGTTAGGAAGTGACTGTCTTACTCCTTTTATAATTTGTGTTTTTGAATAATTCATAATGTTTGTTTTTGTTTGTTTGATGGTACAAATATATAAACATCTTATAAACAAAAAAATTATTTGCTTAATTTATACTCATTATAAATAAGCTACCAGATATGGTATTCACCTTTGTTAGGGTTTTCAAGCTGGCTTGTTATAGCATACCTCATTGCATCAATGGCATGATTGTAAGCATCGATAGGTTTATTAAGTGTATTACCTTGCTTGTCAGTCATAAATATATAATTCCTAAGCTCATTGATTAAATTAGAGCTACGACTGGTTACATATACTTTATTCTGGTTTATTAGATTGATACCATACATAATACTATCACGTCCTTTCTTTACTGGTAGAACAGAATGGCCATAGTGGTTTAATTCAGCTATAGACTTAGGCTCAGCGCTATCTGCATATACAACATCTTTTATCTCGTTTGTTTTTAATAGGTTGCTTATCTCACTATTTAACAATCCTTTCTTATAGACTAACTCATCAAATATATAACCATCATTATATTTATACATTGCTACTAAGGATGTAGGGTCGTTACTGTACCCAAAGTCCATACCATAACATAGTATCCTAGCTTCTTCAGGTAAGTCTATTTCTTTCCAGTCAGTTATACATACACCTTCTAGACTACCCGTTTGACCTAGTCCATATACTTTCCACCAATTATCCCAGTATGTACTTGTCTTTGCTTTTTCTTTAGCTGACTCTATTTCACGTACAATTGTTTCTGGTAATGCCTCGTTGTCTAAATAAGTTAATGTAATAAAGTCTACATCATCATTGTGTATAACCTCCTTGTCAACCCAGAATGTACTAACCGGATTATAGTCAAGCCATATATCACCTGATGTTCTAATAGCTAATTGATAATAAGAGTCAAATGGTACATTGTTACACTCATTGACATATAGTATATTTCGTCTTGCTCCTCTTAATTTATCTGGTTGGTCTACCGAAAAGAACTCAATGTAGCTACCGTTTGTAAAGTTATATTTTAAAGTAGACTTATTAAACTGGCTATCTCGGTATCTATTAGTAGCCATCATTATTTTAAGAAAGTCTTTTAATGCACCTCTACGAAGATGAGGTATTGACTCTGATACAATAGATATTTCTAAGCCTGGTTCTCGTATTGCTTTGTCTATTAGTATTGGTATAATGCCGAATGTCTTACCAGCCGACGTACCGCCTCTAATAACCTTTACACGCTTTCTAAGCTTAGATAGTTTCCTTATTGCAGTTGTTACAATAAATTCCATTAAAGCTTCTTAGAGTTCAAATAAAGGTTGTTCTGTGTTAAGTGTAATATCTTTTGTTTCCTTAGGTTTACCAGCATAGTAGTTATAAAACAATTGTACATACTTAAAATCACCTTGCTCAATACCAGCTTCTAAAGCTCTAAATGCTTTGTCTTCTAATGGTGTAAGTCTTTCTATTAACTTAATCTCTTCGGCCTTAGGTTTTCTACCAGCTCCTTGTCTTGCTCCACCGTTATTTATTCTACCATCCATTTGAATTAGATTGTTTATTCAATTAAATAATAAAAAAAAGGTTTAATTGTTAAATACACTAAATACCAAAGGCTAATTGTTATCAATAAGATAAATGTCCAAACTATTCTTTTCATATTGTATTGTTATTTATATAGTAGTCGCAACCATTATTAACTATTGGTGCATCATAAAAATAAGATTGTC